TTTAAACGTCAACAAGTATTACCTCTCTCACAATGGAATACCTCGTCTCTGCCTTCAACAGACTCACAAACATATTTCGCGGCAACACAAACCTCGAATTGATTGGAACGTATCACTATCGTCCCAACCCTCCTCGGACTCACGAAGCTCATCTCGAATTACATAAAATGACAATGGATCACGCCATGAACCGCTACCTTTATCATCACGAGATCAATCGCATCAAATACGAATACCGAAGATCTGAAGTCTCTGAACAAGCTATCCTCGACGATTTCTTTGCCAACGATGTTGAACAACACATCATACCATTCGACAATCATGTTGAATATGGACTACAATGTATGGAAGACGCTTTTCGACCACCTCGACCATGTCTACCTGCACACATCCTAGATGTTGAACATCACTATCCCTACAAATGGCAAGTTAACGCTGAAGCACCATTTTCTACAGACGAATATTTCCTCAACAACCGAAAGAAATTCGGCGATTTTTACGACGCTGAATCTCAAACTTGGAAGAAGCACGTCGACCCTGTCGACATGTCTCGCCGCTACGATTACCGGATCCACAAAATCCTAGATCAAGTGACACCCGCAAAATTCGGATTTATGAAAGGCTCTATCTTTTCATGGACTCGACGCTGGCATCACATCATCAAAGACGGATTTACCGATCTCACTGGCCTCGAATCCGACGCCTACGTACGTGACCGATTCATTTTTCCTATGCTTCTACACACCAAGACCGCTATAGTCAAGAAAGACGACCCTGACAAGATGAGAACCATCTGGGGCTGTTCTAAACCATGGATCATCGCTGACACGATGTTCTACTGGGAATATATTGCATGGGTTAAGCTCAACCCGGGCTCAACTCCAATGCTTTGGGGCTACGAAACATTCACCGGCGGATGGTATCGCTTGAACAACTTGCTTTACTGCAGTTACATGCGCAAATCATTCATCACGCTCGACTGGAAACGTTTTGACAAGCGAGCTTACTTCTCGCTCATCTCCAAAATCATGCAACGTGTTCGCACATTCTTGAACTTTAACAACGGTTACCTACCAACCAAAGATTATCCTGACACGGCTAGTACATGGACCACACACCATGCTGGACGTTTACAGAACTTATGGCTATGGACACTCAACAATCTGTTCGAAGCCGCTATCGTCTTACCCGACGGACGTATGTATATACGAAAGTTCGCTGGAATACCTTCTGGTTTATTTATCACGCAATTGCTCGACTCATGGTACAACTACACCATGCTCGCAACTCTTCTATCCTCAATAGGGCTGGACCCTAAAACATGCATCATCAAAGTGCAAGGAGACGACTCTCTAATTCGTCTCGGCGTACTGATACCCCCCTCAGACCACGACGCTTTTTTAGTTCGGCTTCAAGAACTCGCAGACTACTACTTCAAAGCTGAAATCAGCTTTGACAAATCTGAGGTTCGAAATCAATTGAACGGCACAGAAGTACTGTCCTACCGACACAACAATGGATCACCTTACCGCGATGAAATTCTCATGCTCGCACAGATGTATCACACCAAGGCACGAAACCCGTCGCCTTCGATAACAATGGCTCAAGCCATTGGTTTCGCCTACGCATCTTGTGGCAATCACCGCCGCGTACTCTGGATCCTTAAGGACGTATACAACTATTACTTAGAGAAAGGCTACACACCTAACCCTGCTGGCCTAACTTTAGTATTTGGCAATTCACCCGACCGATTCGAAATCGATGTACCTCTCGACCACTTCCCAAGTATTCTCGAGATCAAGAAGTACCATTTCACTCTAGATTACAGAAATCCGCACCAAGAACACAAAACCTGGCCGCTGGACCACTTCCTCTTCCCACCCTGTAACTGAGTCG